TCTGAAGCATGTTCTAATTCAGATCATAGTATGCTTGTCAGTTACAACTCATCAAATCTAAATAAAAGAAGATTTGCTGATTGGAATGCAGCAGAGTATGAACACACGTATACCATGAGGTCTACTGGTGATTATATCAAAGAACAAAAAAAACGTAAAGAACTGGTGCTGACCAACTATGAGAACATTTAGAGACTACTTACTTGATGTACATGAAGTAATAGACATAGAGGAGAGCAGTCTGTCCAGACTGAAATCTAAAGCAGAGAAAGGTGGCACTGCCATCGTATCGGCATCAAGAGGTGACAAATCAAATAAAGAAAATAGAGCAAGGGCAAGGAAACTTGACAAAGACATCAGGGGTAAGTTTGGTAAGGGTGCTACAAAAGTATCAGGTAGATACATGGAGAAGGATGAAAAGACTGGTAAGGAAACAAAGGTCAAGGAAAGAAGTCATGTGATATCATCTGGTAAGATGGGTAAGAGAAAGTTCAAGAAGGCAGTCAAGGGTCTAGGTAGGAAGTATGGTCAGGATGCGGTGATAACTCAGCAAAAAGGCAACAAAGATGCTACACTAAAGAGAACCAGAAAGGGTGGGTTACCTAAGAGAAACATCAAACTTGGGAAGATGAGACCTGGTCGTACTGGTGATAACGATACCAAGATCAAGGGGAAAACTTTTACCTATGACACAAAGTAAACCGTACGACGACAGTAACTGGAAACAAGAGTACCTCGGTTACAAACATGTGAACAAGAAACAGAGAGAACTTTTAGAGCATGGTGCTAAGAGTCTGTCTCAGTCGTGGTTGCTAGGTGCAATGTATAATGAGTGGAAGTCTATGAAGGGATACCATAAGTATGATCCTAAGGAAAATGAGGGTCAGTTCCAATCTTCATTCAAGGACTTATCAAAAAAATGGATGAAGTAGAAAATCTTTACGATGACATGGAAAGACTGAACATGCTCTACGAAGAGATGTGTTGGTCACATGATGTCAAACTTGACTTCAGAGCAGATTATGAAAACAACAGGATCATCATCAAACCCAGACCTACAAAGTTGGATTCTGGACTTTCTTAGTGAACCTAATAAAGTCTTTGACAACCTACCACCTTGTCCTTTTGCTAAGAAAGCGTGGTTGGATGGTAATGTAGAGGTAAAAAAATTTGAAGGGTTTGAATCTTTAGATAAGGATCTTGCTAACTGGAATAAAGAAGTAGTAATATATGAGTTTGAAGATACACCATACCTACCTAACGATCTAGAGATTACCTGTGCTGTCTATCATGACAGGTATCCTGATTTTATTTTCTATGATGAGCACCCCTCACAGGTAGAGGAGGTGTCGGGTGTTATAATAAACAGTGGACTTGCTCTATTGATTGTGCAGAAACGTAAGGAATTGGAGGAAGCAAGAGCACAATTGATGAAAACAGGTTATTATGATAACTGGACACCAGAAATGAAGGAGAGGATCATTGAGCGTTGAACTGAAGGACTGGTTGAATTCTATCAACAACACCAAGAAGAACTTGGTGGAGGAAGATCCTGACTGCATCAAGAAATATCCACCGTATATCATCAATAGATGTCTATCGGGTCACCTTGATTGTATTATGTTTGTCAATGAGATGAACATGCATACAGACCTAGACAAGCAGTTGCAATATGACTTTTATCTAAATACTCTCAGATCTAAGAAAAGGTTCGCACCTTGGATTAGGAAAGAAGAGTTGAAGAATCTTGAGTCTATCAAGTCATACTATGGTTATAGTAATGAAAAGGCAAAGCAAGTTCTACCACTTCTTACCGAACAGCAAATTAGATTTATACAAAAAAAACTTGAAGTTGGTGGATTGAAATGAACAGCGTGGAACCAGAATATCATTGGTCACCAGAAAGGATGATTGAGATATTACTGTCTGAACCAGATGATTTTCTCAAGGTAAGAGAAACTCTCACAAGAATTGGTGTAGCATCCAGAAAGGAAAAGAAATTATATCAGTCATGTCACATCTTGCATAAGCAAGGCAAGTATTTTATCGTGCACTTCAAGGAGTTGTTTGCTCTTGATGGTAAGAAAGCAAACCTTAGTATCAATGATGTGCAAAGAAGAAATAGGATAATACAATTACTAAGTGACTGGGGTCTGGTAACAACTGTTGAGGAAGAGACTTTAGATATAGCACCATTGAATCAAATAAAGGTAATAAGTTATAAAGAAAAAGGCAACTGGACTCTTGAGACAAAGTATAACATAGGTAAGAAAAAAACAATTGAATGACATACTCTCGTATCGTCACCAATGACGCTTCAGAATATGACATCTACTCTCTCACTATAAAAAAGGAAATGATTTTTCCTGAGGGGATGGATCTACAAGAGAAGTATACTAACTTGTGTAAACTACAAGAGGAAAAGTTTACTCATATAAAGATACCAAAATTTAGGTGTTGGATAGATGGTGATCTACTTGTATATGAATCTGATTTTATAAAGGGTAAACCAATACGAAGTATAAGAGACTTCAATAATCTATACGAAGATATAATCGAAAGAGATTCTGATTATTCTTTTATCAATATGTTACCTGAGAATTATATAAAAGATCCTAAAGGTGATGTCTACGCTATAGATCTTGATGAGTATGGGTATCATCCATACGAAGAGAGAAAGAAAAGATGGGAGAGATATTATGGATTCTATGCACCATTTATAGAAAAGTATAGAGGTAAACATCAGATACATGCACAGGTGTATGGGTCTGGTCAGAGACAGAAGAAGGTAGTAGATCTACTTGAAGGGTTCTTCAATTCTAAAGTTACCTCAGTCCCAGATGATGACTACCTAGTTGTGATAGATGCGAAAGAGTTTTATTCTTATGAAGAAACACTTGATTATCTGAAGTCATTATACGATGAGATTACTTTACAACTTGATGTAGATGCACAGGGTGCCATCAGTAAAAGAAAAAAAGCAACCGTACTCTTCAATAGTAACAACCGAACTACCACATTGAAGTGATATTGTATAATTAGTAGTGTCGCCTTATAGGGACATTACAATTAGACGCTCAAGGAGGTCACCATGTTTGGAACAGATGGCAGTGTTACACTGTCTGTAGGAGATACTTACGATTATCTTCAGAAGATAAGACGTAACATGATTGGATTCGATGATTGGCATCAAAGATTCGATACACCAATACAAAACTACCCACCTTATAATACTATAAAGGTATCAAACCACGAGTATAGAGTTGAGGTAGCAGCAGCAGGATTCAAGAAAGAGAATCTAAAAGTCTATACACAAGAAGGACAACTTGTTATAGAGGGCAAGAAGGAAGATGGAGTAGAGCATGAGTACATGCATCGAGGACTAGCACAACGAGCATTCAGTCGTGCATGGTCACTACCAGAAGAACTTGTTGTCAAGGATGTCAGATTTGAAGATGGTCTATTACTCATAGACATTGAAAAAATTATACCAGAGCAACAACAGCGAAAAGATTGGCTCTAAATACATACATGTATTCAAGAGTCCTAAGACATATCAAACCCAAAGACCTTAGAGAGTCATTGACTCTTAGGTTCACTGAGATCCTCAATCCTACCTTTTGGATTGGGGATTCTCTCAAGCCTGAGGTACGTGAGGCATTGATGAATTTTGCAGAAGCATTCGCTGCATATGTTGACCTAGATGAAAGAGCAATCATTGATGTTCTACTTCTTGGTGGTAACGCAGGGTATAATTACACACAATACTCTGATCTGGATGTGCATATCGTTGTAGACCCTAAGTTTATACCTGATTGTAACCCAGATTTGCTTGACCAATATTACATGGACAAGAAGACCCTGTGGGAATTGACTCACAACGTCACAATCTATGGTGTCAAAGCAGAACCATACATTGAAAGACCTAAGGTCACACGTAAGAAGAGTCAAGGTGTGTATAGTCTTATGAAAAAGACATGGATACAAGAACCCGAAAGAATAGAGGGTGAAGTTGAGGAGAAGGAGATAGAAAAAAAAGTAAACAACTTCAAAACTAGAATAGATGCATTTATCAAGAATGAAAATGTAGAGGGGTTGAGAGAACTGGTCAAGAAACTAAGAGATAGTAGGTCAGTCTCGCTACAGAAATATGGAGAGTATGGTTTCGAGAACATGGTGTTCAAGGAGTTACGAAATCAGGGTTATATTGACAAAGTACGTACAGTTGTGGTAAACTTGAAATCAAAGAGTCTTTCTTTATGATCAAACTAATAATATTCAAGAACAATCTAGTGCTTATCGCTAGAGTGGAGGAGGTTGCAGCGACAATACCTGGTGAACCTGATTGTAAACTTATAGAACCATTCGAGTTGAAGGGTGAATACTTAGAATCATGGCCATCGTTCTCTAGTCAACGTGAGATCATGGTGTCGTCTGACAGTTTCCTTACTATAATAGAACCAGACAAACACCACCTAGATAACTACCAAGGATTGACTGCAAAAAATGTTACAGAAAAACCTTAGAATATTATGGTTATACCCTAACCAACACATGAGGGTGACACCGCCAGGTGGCATTGCAATACTTACAGCATGTTTGAAGAGAGCAGGGTATACTGACATAGATTTATTTGATGCCACATGGTATCCAGTTGATGAAGATGCAGATTTTGCACGTCCAGATAGAGATAGAGAAAGAGAAAAGAGACAGATGTTCCCAGAATATAAGTGGGAGAGAGATGATATAAAATTAGAACTAGAAAATGAGAACATGTATGTGGCATGGAGAAATAAGGTAATTGAATATAAACCAGATGTCATCATTGCTTCTGTTGTAGAGGACACATACTATCTGTGGCGGAAATTTATGGATCAGATCACAGATCAGAAGTTTATTAGTATCTGTGGTGGTGTATTTGCAACTTATTACCCACAAGCATTTGAAGGTAAGTGTGATTATATCTGTAGAGGTGAGGGTGACGAAGCACTGATAGAGTTGATGGATCTACTTGAAGAAGGTAAGACAGGACACCATGTTGCAAACATATATCCTAACCCAATGAGACCTGCAATAAACGTGAACACTTTGCCTATCACTGATCATGATATATTTCCAGATAAATCATTGTATAGACCGTTTCAAGGTAAGATAGTAAAGATAGGTGTGACAGAAACACAACGTGGATGTCCATTCAAGTGTAAGTTTTGTAACTCACCATCTAATGCAGGGTTGTACAAGGAGGAGACTGACAGTTTATTTTTTAGAAAGAAAACTGTAGAGCATCAAGAAGAGGAGTTGAAGCATCTGATAGATCATCACAAGATAGAGGTGTTGTGGATCTTGACAGATACTTTTCTTACTATGTCAAAGAAAGAGTTTGACAAGTGGGCAACGATGTACAGTAAATACAAACTACCTTTCTTTACTCAGACAAGACCAGAGTTATTGACACCATATCAAGCAAGGACATTGAAAGAACTTGGATGTATGAAGATCAATATGGGTGTAGAACATG